CATAGTTTTCAATATTGTTTGCAATAAAACTTTGACCGTTTACTTGTAAACTTCCTTCAATATTTTCTGTAATATTTGTACCACCTACTTGAGCACCTGTAGTATCTACAGAAGATCCTCCAGTAAATGACCAAGTTAATGTACCAGATTTAGCTTGGTTCTCATTACCACTAATCCATGTAGGGCCATCTCCTAAGACAGCTGTAGCTGCAGCTCCACCGCTTCCAGAGAAAGATACACTAGGAGCAGATGTATAGCCATTACCAGAGTCAGATACTTCGACCCTTACAACTTTACCATCTTCAACTATTGCCTTACCTGTAGCTCCACTACCGCCTCCACCTGATAAAGTTACAGTTGGGGGTGATGTAGAAGAATAACCAGAGCCTTGGTTAGTGACAGTAAACTCACTAATAACTTCTCTAACGTCTACTCTTACAGAAGTAACCCTGTAGTAAGTGTTGGGTGTGGGAGCTGTACCACTATATAATATATATTCAGTATTGTAAGCAACAGTATCCAACCTAGCATATGAGTAATCTCCGCTGTGAATAGGTGAAAAAGTGTTTCCTGTAGTACCTACAGTTTTTTGTTTGTTAACTATTAGTGTATAGTCTTGTATGGTCTGAATAGCATAATCCTCTGTAGCCCCCGAAAGGTAAGCAAACAAAGAATCTCCACTAGAATTTGTCAGAGATTTTTCAGTACCATCTGCTAAATCCCATACTCTAATAGGCATACTAGCATGGTTAGCTGGTGTGATCTGTACTAAATATTTTTCATCTCCATCTCTTATGATTTCATACCAATGACCTGTAGCATTAGCATTTGTAAGTTTCTTTACAAACTCTCCAGCGGGGCGTTTCTTTAATCCAAATGTAACATCTGGGACAGCATTATCACATACCCTTAACTGTCCTGGAAATTTTATTTTATCTGGCTGTTGAGATACACCCCCAAGGAAGTTTGGGATACGTTGATTGACTGCTGCCATTACCTTCTTCTTAATACTTTAAATGGTCGATACACGGTGTTTGCATCTTGTTGATATTGGTAATCATTAAATACATTATGGTCACCTTGGCGGGCATCATACTCTAAAGCAAGTGCTCTAGCGTAGGCTTCGTCCGCCTCTAATAGTTTAGCAGTCTCTGTATTGTTAACCATACGGTTAGCAGATACTCTTGTGGCTTTAGCCGTTACGTAGTCTTTGAATGGTTGAGGTAAGTCTCCGAAATCAAACATCCATACTATATCAAAATATAATTTACTACAGTTTTCAAACGTAAATGAATGGTTCTTCTTATCATAAATCTTTTGGACACCATTATCACTGCGTTTAACTACGTTATAATCCTTACCATGTTGATAAATATTTAAGTCAATTTGTAGGACATTATTAGGAATGATACACTGGTCATTTGTATCAAGATCAATAGGGTACTCATTCTCTGTATTGAATGACCATCCCTCAGCTTGTATCTCACGGCAGATTTGCCTTAGAGTCTTTTGTGCTATAGCCACTTCGGGGCTTTGCACTGTTAATGTATTAACTGGGGATTCTCCAACGCTCATCAGAATTGAGTTTATAGCATCTAGTTCGGTAGACACTCCGTAAGATATTGTTGTCATATTAAAAAAGGGGGCGAGTGCCCCCGTATAAAAATTAAGCTTATGAGAAAGCAGCTGGCTTTGTAGTTGTTCCAGCGAACAATTCTACACAAGCAGCTGGGTTCACGTAGTCTGCTCCCATAGCTAGTCTTCCTAGGATGACATCGCCTTGGTAAACTACAGAAACATCTCCAGAAGTTACTTGAACTTGTGGCCCGATTGTTTCTACTACACCTGCAGCTTCTCTTTGGAAGATTAATCCGCATGTGTTTGCAAAGTTAGAAGCAGCACCGTAGTTCTGACGAGCTCCGTAGTTGTTGCCTGTAACTGTTGTAGCTGTCTCGATTGACTCAGATACGAATGAACCTGTATTTCCAGGATCTACTGTATCAAGGTCAGTAGCAGCTGAAGCACCACTGTTAGGTGCATACTTAGTACCATACTTAGAGAAGAATGGAGCGTTCATTGACTTGTAGATTTTGATACCTGCAATTTCAATTACGCCATTTCCAGACTGAAGAGCAGAACCTTGTACGTCTCTGTTAATTAGTCCGTTTGTACCTGCTTCTTGGATAAGTGCATAGTACTGTCTAGGGTTAAGAACTGCGACTCTTCCGTCATCAGAAACTCCTTTTTCGTCTAGTGCAGCTGCAGCATCATAGAAAGCTGTAACTAACTTAGCTGAATCAAGAGCATCGTCAGCGTTAGAACCTGCTCCAACTCTGATTTGTGTACCACCAGGCTCAACGAAGTTGGTAAGTGATACTGGAGATGCCTGTCTAGCACCTTTAGCAATAGCTCTGAAGATTAGTCTATCGTACTTTTGTGCAAGTGCATAGCCGATCTTCTTAGAAATTTCTCCTCTCAACTCATAGTGTGCGAGTGTCTCGTCTAGCTCATAAACAAATGCAGAGCTGATTAATAGGTCATCTACTGTAATTGTTTTTTCTGCTACTGGAGGAGTTTTGTCAGAGTTTCCTAATATGCTATTTCCAGGTGTGTGGTACTCCGCACTGGTGCGTCCAGTGTAGATGAACTGTAAACTCTTTCCGTTTGTGAGTGTACGCTTCATGACTAAGTCACGTGCGATTGTCTCTCTTTGGAATCCAGTAAACATCTCACCTGAGAACAACTTTAAATAAAGGTCTCTGTTATTGGTAGCGTTTGTCGCTGTGTTAATCCTACCCAGAAAGGTTTGTGAGGCAGGGTTGTTTGTTGACTGTTGTGCCATTATTTTATAAGGTTATATGTATCGTCTCTAGATCTAGAATTGTAGGAATCTTAATTGTATCAGCTAAGACTCAAGCTGAGTGTGGTCTATCCCACCGTCATGACGGCAAGAGGTATCTCCGTAGAGGCTCATTGCCAAGAAAGATAAAGGGGCTTGCACCCTTAAGACCGCTTAATCGGTTACTCGTGCGTTGAAAGATATGGAAATCCTATCTGACTCCGACTTGTTTTCCTGTACACCATGTTTCAAATACGAAGGGAACATTAGAAGTGTTCCTTCTCTCCCTGTAACATCTAAATAATGATACTGAGTAGAGTCATACTTGAACCGATCTGTGTAAGATTGTATTTCCGAAAACGCTTCAAAAGTGTGTGGGTTCTCGAAGTATATTGTACCAGAGTCGTCTGGAACTTGAACATAATACACTCCAGAAAAATGAGATGCTGGGTGGTTATGTATTCTATTATAGCTATTGGGTTTGTTTATGTTTATCCAATAACCTAAAATTTCTAGTTTCTTTACTGTGATTTCATGTATAGATTTATCAAGTATATCACATAACTCTGTGTAAATTATACCGTCTTCCATTTGCTCAGACTGCCACCCTCCGTGGTTGCTTTTAACAACTCCTTTAGGGTCTGCTTTATATTGGTCTAAACAAAACTCTAATATTTTTGGGTTAAGCTCTGTATCTACTGAATGTAGAATACTAGAGAATAGGCAGTTGGCGTGGTGGTTCATGTAAAGGTGCTTGTTGTTTTATATGGAATAGAACGTGTGACCATTCTATAAAAATAAAAAGAGCCATAACCGAAACGGTTACAGCCCATAAAGAATTTAGCTTCACTTAACTGTTTTTGTGTAAGCAATGCCACGATAAACGTAGGTTACTTTCATTGGTAATCTCCATTTACCTAATCCCCGTTCCATGATTAGGTTGTCATGCGTCCTTATAAAGGATGAACGGACGTGACATTATGCGAGGTCTAGCGGGAAGTTATGAGCATTACGCTCGTGCATAACTTCAAATCCTAAGTTCTGTCTGTTGACTATGTCAGCCCATGTGGGGATAACCTTACCATTAGAATCAACAACCGATTGGTTAAAGTTAAATCCGTTAAGGTTAAATGCCATAGTAGCTATCCCCATAGAGGTAAGCCATATGCCAACCACGGGGAGCACAGCCAGAAAGAAATGTAAAGAGCGAGAATTGTTAAAAC